AGATGCAATAAAGCGTTCTTTGGGATTACGGTCCTAGAACCGGTTGCCCGACCTCAGCCCGGCAACACGGCAATTAGTTCAAGAAATCTTGAGCTAACCTAGAAACCACAAAGCCATAGAAATCTATTTTTTCGGAGCTAGTGACAACGTCCCTGAAAAGGTCAATGACACTATTGCCAGAAAGCTGATACCTTTCCCAACAAAAACAGTGAAAGCGATAATCATCAATAATTTGTTCTTCAACAAGCTTACTGGTGATATTTGACAAAGTCACTCCCGCTGTTCTTGCATTCCAGGAAATATCAACTTCCATCTGCCTCTTACCGCCGACCAGCGGCAGTGAAGAGAACTCTGTCTTGAACCTCTCCAAAAACAAATCCCTAACTGTTGGAACGAAACGAAACTCGTAAGCATACCCTATGGCCTTACCGGCCATATAGGCAGCATCACTGACTGCTTGGTTCCTGTTAGCACGCATGTTGAATCGCCCAAGTGCCTTGCCGAGTATAGGGACCGTGAGGTGCCTGCTATGCTCTGCGGGTACAAAAAACTTACTAAGGAAAGTAGCTTTCCATAGCAAGTCATGGCGAATAACCTTGGCTTCCATGCACGCCTCCTGTGCCACAGAAGTGTAGGTTTTGACTACGTACTTACAAGAACCACGGACTACAGCCAACATGTCGTCTCCCATGATCATTGCGCGACATGAAACCGTACCGCTCACTTTCAGATAAGACCAAAGTATACAACCATTCCAGAAAGTATTCCTGAAAGTTGTATCAGTGGCGCCAGTCGGAAGTTGGTTCTCAAGCGTTGCTGAAATACCCTGTTTACTTGACTTAACTGTGAACTTGTTCGTCCGCAGATGCAAACGAACAAACCACTCAGGGCATCCCAACAACCTCATGAACGCAACTTCCAAAAGCATGACGTCACTGCACTGGTACTTATCATTAGATGAGAAGTCGGCCTCCACCCAATATTCATCTTCCTCTTGTCTTTCCAGGAACCCCGTATAGTCCAACGGGGTCTTTTTGTAACTAGTCCTGAATCTAATATCACCACGCATGCCTTCCATACAGATATCGAACCTGCGCATGAGCTCATTGAAAATGGGCCCAGATAAAACGTTGTACAGGTCACTGCCTTTGAAGATAACACGTGGTGCCCAATTAGGTTTATGGGTTACCAATAAAGCTTCGACTTTCACGAAAACATCTTTATGGGAATAGTCTTTAATGTTAGCGTCGCACAACCGGTGTAACGCCGCTTCCATTCTAGCTCGTTTTTCGGAACCAAACTTAGCTAGCCAATTCCTATAAAGATGTTCGTTCCAATCAAAGCCCTGTAACTGTTCAGGACAAACATGATGTGCGAAATCAATGCCATACTTAACTATGCGTGGTGTGGCACGCTTGGCATTGAAATAATTGCACCGCTTTCTAAAAGCAGCTATTGTGTTGTGCCATCCATTGTCAGG